AGGGAGCAGAGCGCAAGCACGCTCGCACTGATCTTTTTATGTATGTCCGTGCCCTACTCCCTGTTGATCTATCTGCATCTTTCTTCACCCGAGTTGCGCTTACAGCAAGGTGTGCATGTTGGATCGTATTTCGCGCGCAACATCTTGGCAGGAAAGAACAACGCAGACACTATTTTCATCTCTCGATGTAACCCGTTATCCTCACAGATCGCAAACAATTGGGTTAACGCGATCCACTTGAACAATACGCTCACAAAGCGGAATCGTGCAAAGGATGCGACTCGAGACCCCGATAATGAGAATTACAAATCTCAGATTATCTTTGACGATTGCCGCCCGAAATTGCTAAGTAAGTAAAGAGTCGACTGAGTTATCGCCTTGGGCTGTGCGGCATTCAACTCTCGGACACTTGACTATCGCCTCACATTCTTGTCCAACTGGCAGGCGCCCGCAATCACTCCTTGCTGCTGGAGGATGCAGACGTAGCGCTGGAGGTAGTCGGCTTTGGCACGGGCGTCGCCGTCGGCGTCGTCGACGATCCCGAAAAGAGTTGATCCAAACGCAGGTGATAGCTCGGCTGTGCCACCGGCACCATCGCCCACGCTGCCGGCGCTTGCACCTGAATCTGCGGCGGTACCACCGCTTGCGGGGGTGAAGGAGGTAACTGCGACGCGCAGCCGGCGAGCGCCATCAGCGATAGCAGCGCGACTTTTCGCATTGTCGGCGTCATGAGAGGCTTTCTCCTGAATGAGTTGCGCGTCCAGAGACGCCATCTGGGTCGACGCGTCATTCTGTTTTGCGATCGCCGCGCGCGCCGCGCTGGCAGCCGCGTCGGACACGGCCTGGAGCTTCTGCGCATTGATCTCGTTGTCCCGTGCGTGCGCGGTTTGCTCGGTCGCGAGCTTCGTCGCGTCGACCGTGTGCACGGCGGCACCGCCGATCGCAATGCCGAGCGCGCCTGCGATGATTCCTGTGATGAGGTATGGAGACATGTCAGTTTCCTCGGCAGGCCTGCGCCTCGAGCTGGCGACGCGTCACGATGCCGCTACAGCGGTTCGACGCAATCGCGCAGTCCTTGCCAGCGACGAAGCGCCACTTGATGAACTCGCCACAGGCGCCCGGGAAGTCGCGCGCGATGTAGCGCTTGCGCAGCGTCGATCCGCGATAGTTCGGCACGCCGATGTTGTAGGCGAGATCCACGACCGCGACTTTCTGCCCGTCCGTGAGCGAGTCGAAGCCCGGCGTGATGTCGCGCACGGCCGACGCATAGCCCGCGAGGCTATCGCCGAGCATGGATTTACACTCCGGCAACGTGTACGCGCGCATCTCGACGTTCGTCTCGCCAAAGCAGACGGTCTGGATGTTGTTCGCGAGACGATCGTTGTATGGCTTCAGCGAAACGCCCTCCTGCGATGCCGTCAGAGCGACGAGCGCCGCCGCAGCGGCAGCGCCAAGCGTCGCGGCGAGTGTCTTCTTGCCGGACCGCTTACTCGGCTGCTGCGCTTGCGTCGCCATCTGCCGCCTCTGTCGTGGTCGTTTTCGGTGCCGTCGTCGTGTAGCGCGCGGCGATGATGGCGAGGCAGCCGACGGCGATCGCGATCGCGAGCCGCCAGGTATCCGGCAGGAGCGACTTCACTTCATCGGGCATGCCCGTCCATGCGGCCTCGATGAAAGGCGATGCGGCCGAGACGGCGCCGAGCGACGCCGCGATAATCGTCGACGAGTACGTGTGCACCTTGGCCGCGTCATCGACCAGGCGAAGCTTGAGATTCATATGGCCTCTGAAAAGAAAAAACCGGCACGCGGCCGGGTTCGGATGTGAAATCTGGTGCCGCCTAACGGCGACTCCCCGCCCAAGGCTGAGCGGGCAATGAAGGATGCGTGGCCGTCTCCAACTTCTTGTCGACTGCCTTAGCGGTGTTTGCCGCTTCGTCCGCCTTCGTCGCGGCGACCGCAACCTTCTGCTCGACGGCCTCCGTCTTCTGGGCAGCGACGGTCGCCGCCGCGGCGGCTTGACGGGTCTGCTTGATGAGTGCTGCTTGGCGTGCGTCGGTCAGCTTCGCGCGGTCGCCGAGGAAGCGCAGCGTGTATTGGGCGACATCATGCGTATCGGTGATCAGGGATCGAAGGTCAGACATCGCCTGGATGTTTTGCTGGTTCTGCTGCTGCAGCTGCTGCACCTTGCTCTCGTATTCGGCGACGCACGCGTTGCGCGTCTCAGCGCGCACCTCGGGAAAGCGTTTGATGTACGCCGCGCGCTCCTTAGTCCAATTCGCGCGTTCGACCGACATTCCCCACTGTCCGATGAAGAAGCCAACTGCGGCGACGCCACTAAGCCCGCCGATGATGCAGAGACCCATTACCCACCACCGCCAGTCACGAACGCGAGACATCTGACTCCCTCCGGTTCTCGATCACCCGCTCAAGGCGTTCGATTCTGGTTTTCAATTCGAGGACCTCGGCCTCCGCGCGCTGCGCGCGCCGGTCAGCAGCATCGGCGCGCTGTTCGGCAGATCGCATGAGCTCTTCAGCGCGGTCCGCTCTCTGCACGGCGAGCAACTCGCGCGCTTCAGCGCGGCCCGCGCGTTCTTCAGCCAAGGTGGCGAGTCGCTCGAACCGCGCGATCGCTTCAACCTGCGCAGCTGAATCGGCCTTGACGATATTGGCCTCGCCTTCACTCTCCGCCTGGCGCCTTCTATCGATCTGCCGCCACATGCGGCCACCTACCCAGAACGTGGTCACGCTCCCGAGTGCGGTCACGATCGACTTAACGCCCTCGTTCCAGAATTCCGACATTCGTTATCCCTCATGAGCCGGTTATCCGGGCATAAGAAGCCGCCACTGCGGCGGCCTAAGTGAGCAAATGCTTTCGGGAGCATTGGCGCAAGCATCGCAATGAACGACTGGTCGCGACATGACACGAATATTTCTTGAAGCGATTTGTTAAAATCCGCGCTGCCTAAATCGAGGAGATGGCAATGTCTACCGAATTTAAAAATCCGCTACCTGGCGTCCCGAGCGTCGAAAGCCCGTTCTTTGACCGGCTATTCGCTAAGCCGTCGATCGACGAAGAAACGAAGCGCATCGCCCGCGATTTGAACCGCGACGGTTTCGCCGTGCTTGACTTTCCAGAAGAAAAGTTCGACTCCCTCGCCGAATCAATCAAGCGAGATTTGCATGATCACTACGACTGGGAGCACTGGAAGCGCATTGGCTTCGAGAAAGGGTCGAGCTTGCGTTTGATGAACGCGTGGGAATTCAACAGTGCCGTTCGCCAGATCGCAACAAATCAACGGGTCATCGAGATCCTTAGCACTGTTTTCGGGCGGCAAGCATGGCCATTTCAAACGCTCAATTTCCCGGTCGGCACTCAACAACCTTTTCATACTGACTCTGTGCACTTTAGTTCCATACCGGAACGCTTCATGTGCGGCGTGTGGACTGCCTTAGAAGACATTGATGAAGATGCTGGCCCACTTGTGTACTATCCCGGAAGCCACAAGTGGCCCATATACACCAATGAGCACATCGGCATATGCGCTTCGGATGCGGATCTGAAGATCCGTCAAGATTCGTTCGAGCCGATGTGGAGAGAACTGGTTGCCGCTCACGGCGTCGAGCCAAAGATATTCACGCCGAAAAAGGGGCAAAGCCTGATTTGGCTTTCTAACTTACTGCATGGCGGAAACAAGCAGCGCAGCGCAGTGAAAACGCGTTGGTCCCAAGTTACGCATTACTACTTCGAGGACTGCGCGTACTACATTCCGATGCACTCGGACCCGTTCTACGGAAATATCATCTTCCGCGAGTTCAAAGACATCATTTCTGGCGAAGTAGTGAAGAGCAAGTATCTCGGTCGCGAAATCCCTGAGTCGTTTGTGCAAACATCCCGCATGAGACGTGAAGACCAAGCACCTGCCACGCTGCCGACTGATTTCGACGCGTCGCTGTATCTCGCGGCCAACCCCGACGTCGCGCAGGCTGGGCAGGACGCCGCGCACCACTACCTCAATCACGGCTGGCGCGAGCGTCGACCACTTCGCCCATAACGACTCACGCTGAAGGTGGTTCCGGCCACATCGGGGAGGCCTGAGAGAGATCAACGGCCTTAACCGCGCGAGAGAATGCCACCCACATTTTTGCTTGTGACGTCTCTTCGTCAGTTGCCTCGCCAAGAGCAACTGCCATTTGCAGTGGCGCAAGTGCAGTGGCTGCCTGCTGGAGAAGTCCGTCTCGCACGGCTGTATTGTTAGCCACTACATCAGCAGGAGAAAGGGCTGGTGTTTCTACAGGTGGCGCAGAAAACGTCGATCCGTCGTATGCCCACCCCGGACCCACCGGAGAGCTGTCGTCGAGATTGACGGTGACGTACCCATCAGGGGGGCTCCATCCATGCGCCGGCTGAGATTCAGTTGCCGGAGTATAGGGGATGCCGTCCCAAACGATGACGTTCTCTACCGAACCACCCTTTACAAGCGCGTATTTAGCCATCATGCGAACTCGTCAATAACAAGAATGCCGCCGGATCCAGCAAAGCCTGGCGAAGCAGCAGTGCTTTGCCCGATTCCGTTGCCGCCGCCGCCTGAGCCATAGCCCCCGCCGTTCGCACTATCGACGGTGCCACCGGTGCCCCAAGCACTATTTCCGCCAGCGGCATAAAGCAGCGAGCCGGTCGACAAGGCGATACCGCGGACGCCGGTTTGCCCGAGGCCGTTGATGATGCCCGCTAGGACCATTCCGCCGGCGCTCGCGATCGTCGAATTCGCGTTTGCGAAGGAGGGATTAAATAGTGAAGGAAAGGTTGCCGTCGCATTTCCTGCCCCGCCGCCCCTTCCGCCTTTGATGGTCGCGATAGCGCCAATAATAAGATCACCGCCAGCGCCACCATTGTTCGCACCCGCAGGGCCGGCTGCGCCCGCCGCTCCAACGGTGATCGCCATCGAGGCAAGGCCAGAAATTACCCAGAAATCGAAAGGATTTCCTGCGCTGCCGGCGCCGCTGCCCGCGACTTGACCAGACGATGTTGCAATGCATCCGCCCGACCCCCCGCCGGCGGCCACGCCACGAAAACGCCCCTTCTTAGCCGTCACTCCGTTGTAGACACCTGGCGTATATGTGCCGCTCGATGTGAATACTTGGCTGCCAAGATAACGCCCGGTAAGCGCCAGGAGCACTTGGTTATACGCGGTCTTCGACGGAGTCAAGCCGGCGGCCACGACAATCGCGCGCAACTCTTCCTGAATCATGTTCAGCCACGATCCACGGACATTGGTCGCTGGCGTTCCCGCAGTTGGATTTCCTTCGGTGAAATACCCCTCGGTGCCGGCGGCTTCCGGCGTAGGAAGCGACGTCGCGGCCGTTGGGTCATCGATTCGAAACATGGGTTTGGCCCTTTATGCGTATGCGAAAATTGGAATTGTGTGTGCTGGCATGACTGCGCGGAATTCGCACTCCAACACAGAGTTGCCCCACGATGCGAGCGGATCCCCGGCCGCCATCGAACCAGCGACGGCGCGCACAACCGTATTGATGGGCGCGGTGATCTTCCAAGCGAAGTTCCAGTCGTACCCATTGACAGGCTGTCCCGCACGCAGAAGTCCGGCACGCGCTTGCGTGTATTGCGTGACAGTGACCGTGTAGCCCAGCGACGCCGCGAATGCCACGAGTTGCGGGATAGAAGCACCACCCATCGCCGTGAATCGAGCGACAACTTGTGCGCGCCGAGCGGGAATAGTCGGCGCCTCCCCGGCACACGGATCTGGCAAACCAAGCGTTGACTCCCACTCAGGCAGAAGCTCGTAGGTCGTCGGTGGGAACGCGTCGACCAGAAGGTAATTTGCGCGTGCGGTCTGCCGCTCGTACGAGGGAGCGAGGCCCGATAGCACCTTCGTCTGGACAGCATCTGGGTCGCGCGGCCAAACTCGACCACGCGGAAGCAGCGCCTGCATTGCAGCGAGGAAATCGGCCGCCTTGAAGTTCGGTGCGAGCATGAATGCCTCAAACGTAGTTCACGCCGGAAAGCACCGGAAGCTGTCCGAAGCCGCTCGTGATGTTGCCCGGGTAAGTCGTCGTCGTTGCACCGACCACGCCTTGAACCAGGGTGATGACAAAGCCGCTCGTGCCTGACACAGACGCGATCGCCGATTCGATGTCGGATCGGTTGACCGTCCCCGCGCGCGGGTCGCCGTTCCGGAACAGGACATCGGAGATCGCAGCTGCAATCGCTGCCCTCGTCGCGGTCGAAGTGCTCGTCAAGCCGGAAAGTGTGAAAGTCAGGTTGTTCGCGACGGGAGCGCACGAATAGACGAGCGCTGTCACCGGTTGTTCGTTGACGATTGCGTCGGCAACGACAAGTTGATCGCCGGTCGCGACCGTGCCGCGAGGCGTGCCGCCCGGGCCTTTGTCGTACTGCGAGCATCCGTTCGTTCCCTGCGGAAAGCCGTTGTGTGAGGCTTCGGCCGAATCCCACATCGTGTAGATCACGACCGTGCCAGCGCCAAATCCATTCGGTGCGCACCACGCGCGCGTCACACCAGGCACGGCAAGCGCCCAGCCGACATAGTCGTTCAGGTCGCCGCCTTGCGGCGTGTTCTGGTAAGCGGCGAGCATTCGCGTGCGCAGATCATCGTTATCTTCGATGTCGGAGCCCGATGCGACCGTGCCCGTAATCGTTCCGGACGACTGCAATCCAGAGACCGCTGCGCCGAGCGCTACAGTCGTGCCCGGATCCGCGTTACCGGCCGCACCCGCCACAGTTGCGACGATCGTCACCGAAAGCAATCCCGTTCCGTCCACCGTCGCTGTTGCGCCCGTCATGTATGCCGCGCCATCGCTGCGCACGACCTGCGTCCCGACATTAAGCACCGTTCCCGTGACGCCAGCGAACGCTGCCGTCAACTGCGCCGGCGTCGCCGCCTTACGATAGACCTTCTTGAGCGCCGCCCATCCTTCGAGGTATTCGTCCTCTGCTGTGAATGGCACCGACTGCTTCGCGATCCAATCGAGATAGCCCATCTGCAGGTTCGACATGCCAGCCTGCACTTTGCCGACGACCTTCAGAACCGTGTGCCGCAGCGTTGCATCAGCACCCTGCAAGGCCGAGTTGATGTCGGCCGCCACCTCGCTGATCAAGATGGAGAGCGTTTTTCGTTGGAATGGCATGTCAGGTGAGCTGTTGCCATGCCCACGCGTACGTCAAAGAGACGCTGGGCCCGGCCGGTTGATAGAGCGTGATCTGCGCGCCAAGGAACGTGTCGCGCGTCCATTCCGTCTGAACATCCATACTCGCGACGACGCCGTCATCAACGAGCCATTGCAAGGCCTCGACGATGTAGTCGCGCGCGTTGTTAAGCACCTCTTGCGTCTGCTTCGACCGATCGAGCAGCCACAGGCGAGAGCCGATCCGTCTATCCTCGTCGAGGTCGCCCCACCAGCCACGCGGGTCTCCTGTGCCGTCCGGAATAACGTCGTCTGCATTCGCCGCGCGGTCGGTAAAGAGGCTCAACAGCACAGCGGTTTGCAGATCGTTTCCGGTGAGCAGGTCGGGACCGAGCTGCTGCCAATCCCCGCGGCTGTTCGCGGTATCCCAGACGATGCTGATGTCAGGCATCTATTACTCCGGCTGTGTCGGCGGCTGCGTGTTGATCGTGCTGCCACCGGTCTGGACGTTTGTGATCGGATGCGTGTGCACGTTGGCCACTGCACGCATGCCAGCCACCGTGCGCGTGTTCGTTTCGTAGTTGTCGATGATGTCGCCCTTGCACTTCAGCAACGGCGTGTCAGCGTCGATCTCTGGCGTGTTCGTGATCGTCACAGGCTTTCCGCCGCCGTCGAGCACCATACCGGCCTGCGATAGATAGACCTTCTGCCCCGTGTTGTCGTGCACCACAACCTCGCCACTCGCCAGCGCCGTGACGCGATATTTCGCGTTCGATGTGGCGATGACGATGCCATTCGTGCGCTCACCGTTTCCGAAAACAATAAGCGCCTCGGATCCGAGCGGCGGGTTTGACGACAGGCCGTATTCCACATAGCGCGGGATGTCGCCGACCGTTTCCAACGCGTTGATCTTCGCCTGCAGATACTGGACCGTTCGCGTGTCGTCGACGAACGAGATCACCGCGCGGCTCACGAACAGACGAATCCGCCGTGAGAGCGCGTTCAGTGCGTCGAGCATTCAGAATCCTCAGGCCGGCGCGATGTCCGGATCAATGCGTTGGAGAACGAGCGGCTCGGGCAGGTATGCCTGGCGCGGCGCGAGTAAAAGCTCGGTATGCGTCCCGTTCTCGTCAAGAATGAAGCTGATCTCGGTGATGAGAAGCAGCGTCTTCTCCGGGATTTTGAGCAGCGGCATCGTCACGGGCACCTGATAGTTCAGATACCAAGGCGAGCCGCTTGAATCCGTCCAGCTATCTACCAGCACGCGTACCTGTCGCGACATGCCGTACGCGCGCGCGATCTGCCAATCGACACGCCGCTCGAGATACGTCCGATCCGACGAAGGCTGCTCGGACACAATGAACTTCGGTCGATACCGCTTCACGCCGGGGTCGTATGCCGTGTATTCGGGCAGCAGATTGACGCCGATGTCCGTCGCGTTGTTGTAGTTCGTCAGCACACCCGAGACGCTCGAAAATCGCCCAAGCGAGCTTTTCACGGATACCGCCGACTCGACGTTCTTCCCGATTTCGAGCCCGGTCGATCCGAGCGCATCGCCGGCTAGCGCGAGGCACAGCGACCCGTCCTCGAGCTCGAATGCGAGCACGCCGCTATACCGGCAGCAGCGCTCGATGGTCTCCCACGGCGTTTCGGTGATCGAGATCAGCTGAAACGGGATCGTCGGCAAGTCATCGATCACGGCCTGCAGACTCGCTGAAATCACGACGTCGATTTCGAAGTTCTTCAGCAGCGACTGGCAGACGGCATCGATGCGGCTGTTCGCCAGAATTCGATCGACCGGAGCGCTACAGTCGATCAGGTCCTGACACTTGCCACGACCAGTCGCTCGGACAAGATGCTCGTGCGGCGTGATGATGTATTCGACGGTATCGACATAGCCCGTCAACAGCAGGTTGTCAGCGTCGATCGCGATCTGAATTGGTGCGCCGCCAATCAGCGACGCCTCATCAACCTCTTCCGGAAAGCGCTCAGTCATCTCCAGCACGAACGAGCCGGTGCAACTCTCAATCGAGCGCGTGACGCGCGCGCCTTTCCAGCCGGTGATCGAGATCTTCGATTCCGGCAAGGTCACAACGAGCGAATTCATCAGTACGTCGCCCCGAGCGCGAATTGACTGGTTGAGCCGGTCGAGCCCCGCTCCACCGTCGATTTCACATTAGGCGTGCCGGAGACCTCAGCGCGAGAACCCTTCGGCAGGTTGCCGAGTTCTACTTTCACTCGCAACTCGCCGTCCGAACGCGCCGGCGCCGCGTCCTGCTGCGCCGCATCTGCCCCTTGGCCTCCGGAATAGAGACCAGCTATGCGATTTGCAGTAGCGGCGCGCGCGGCGGCTTCTGCTGCCGCCGCAGCTGGCCGCTCGTACAGTCTCGATACGACATCGGCCGCTTGACCGGGCGTGCGAGCCATTTCCAACTCTGCGCCCGCCCTCTGCTCACCGCCGCGCCGCAGTTCGTAATCGACGAATCCGAGCTGTTGCTCGAGCGTCGAATTGCCGATCCAGTTACCCGCCCACTGCTGGAACGCGGCTTGGCGGTCGGGGTGCCACTGCGCAATGCCGTACGCCTTGCCGTTATCGCCGCTCGCCACTGGGTCGATACCGCTCTCATGCTGTAGGTTCGAGACGATACCGATTGCCTGCGCACGCGTCCAACCGCGCGACTCGAAAAACGAGACGGCGGCCGGAACGTTGGCATTCGGCTCGGCGCCAACCTGGGCGTTCGTGCGCGCGCCGTTCCCGCGCAGATAGTTGCCGAACCTCTCAAGACCATCGATCGCGCGATCGCCGAGATTCGCTGCGGGCGGCGCATCCGGCGACGAAGCTGGCACATAGCTGGTGCCATTCCAGCGCGTCGGTACGTAATCTTGCCCGTTCACCCGCGCGATAACTCTCTCAACACCCTCCAAGAACGTCGTCAGCGCTGGAGCAAGGCCACCGAGAATCGTCTGCTTCGTCTTGTCGAACTGGGCGTCGAGCCGTGCCATCGCTTCAGCATAGTCGTTCGCGTGACGAATATCGTCCTCGCTCGGGGCGAGCGCGACGCCGCGAGCATAGCGATCGCGTACACCGCCGGCACCCTTGTTCAACAGATCTTCCAAGCCGCTCGCGTCGAGCGCTTCAAACAGGCGGTGCCGCGCGAGCGGGCCGTTCCGACTGTTCACGCTCTCGCCGGCCGCGGCGATCTGCTCGAGCAGACGCTCCGAACTGAATTGGCCGCGCTCGTCGAGCCCGTTGATGCCGTACGCCTGGTAGATCATCCGCTTCTGCGGATCACGACCCTGCGTCGACTCGTAGTACCCGCGCGTCACACCTTCGACCGTCGATGTGGCCTGCTCGGCGCTCAGGCCAACCGACTTTGCCGCGTTCTGGATGCCGAAAAGCTGCTTGGCATCGATGCCGAGCGTCAGCGACTTGTTGCTGACGCTGCGCACGGTGTTCGCCCACGCCGATTCGATAGAGAGGATCTTCGATGTGACGAGCGCCGCCGCGCCGACGACACCGGCAAGCAAAGCGCCGCTGAGCGCGCTCGCGCGCGTCGCCCCGGTCACGAA